CAGCAACACCAGGATCCGATGGGGCTACTGGTGTTGCTGGAGGAACTGGTCATACAGCCCCGGGACAAGATTACGCAGCCCATGTGAACAACTACCACCACACACGACCATCATGGCACGGTGGTGGAGATACACACACAACAGGTCTCCCGCACTTTCATAACCCGCACTACCACACACACGGATACAAACACACCGACCACTACATTGTTTGGACTGGACACGCTGCCTTAGGTGCCCCTCCTCATGCTCACAGTCACAACCCTACACACAACGCAGCAGCGATTCCTGCCGATCACTTCTCACATCGTGGGGGAGTTAACCATGACCACTACCACACCCACAACCCAACAGGTGGTACACACGGCGGGTATGCACACATGTACGACCATGGGCATCATGGCCATAATGACCCTGGATATCATGGCACCACCAAGTTTAATCACGAACATTTCGGGCATCGATTTCATCAGGTCGCTACAGCATGGTCTGCGGGACCAGCGATGCATTCTTACCATTACCACGCAACCAAACCAGGAGGTGCTGGAGGTGCAGGTGGGGCTGGAGGTGCAGGTGGAGCCAAAGGTTTGGCTGGCCCTGGAGGGCGCGCAGGAACACCAACAGACGGAACAGCAGGCGCCCCAGGAGGTGGTGGAGGATTTATTCTCGTTACCGAGACCACGCCTTCAAGCGTGGTCTACAATACTTCTGGCACAACATCGGGAGGCTACACTTCCTCTAACGGTATGCAAATTGTCGTGCTAAACGCATGAGAAAGGAAAGATGATGCCTAACAACTTTGATATGGATGACGCCACCAAGAGAGTTGCTCTTGAGAACGCACTAAAGACAACCTCGACCGAGATTTACTCCATGTGCATAAATGTCAACATTGATCCAGACACCATTGATCTTTCCGACCCAGCAGCATCCTTCCCAGAAGGCGCAACACAGGATTCCAACCCTCATTGTTACGTCTATCGCAGGATTGTTACAGCTTGTTCATCGCATGTAATGGCGACCAATAAGCTTGCCTTGCTCCCGTAGCACCACTACGCTGAGGTAATGCACAGAGCCGTATTATGCCCCGACCCGTCAATGATGGCGGAGGCTGAAGAACTAGCATCAGAGATGTCTTTGCCCATCATCGTCGGCAGCAATGAGAGGCTTGAAGGATCTTCCTTTGATGACAAAGCGGTGTCCGTCGTTCTTGTCCCGGAATCCCACTATGTTGTCCTCCCAAATGAAACCGTAACCGTCGGTATCGCTTGGCCAATCATCTACTACAACGACTTTGACGACCTATCGCACGAGTGTTCAATTATTGTGGAAACTCCTGACGGCAATAAAGAAGAAGCACAGAGAGTCATCCTAGAGAAGCACTATGCAAGATTCTTCTATCGACCGTTGACTACTGGGTCATTCTCGGTTACCGTCTATTTGAACGAAGAAGTAAAGGCGGAAGGTGGTTTCTTTGTCTGCTGATTTCAACCTAGAAGTAATGTCCCCCTGTCTGAATGTCTACAGGAATGTATTTGATGCCAAGAACTTTATTCAGGTAATTGAACAACACTCAAGAGCTGAATGGCCGCGACTCTCATGGGAGAGGTCAGCGGAGGATCGCCAAGACACTAGATCAACGTATGTTTCTGACTACAGATCGTCACTCGGGATGAGCCTTGCCCCGATATGGGAAGGTGAAGTGACAGCAGAAGACCTCGTTGAAGTCAGGACAGAACTTGACTCTGTGTTCTCTGGGATTGACAAGTGCATCTGGGATTACAGAAACTCGTACGATTTGTCTCTAAGTAAAGACGAACCAATGTCGGTATTGAAATACACGGTCGGTACTGAGTACAGAACACATTGGGATTCGGGGCCACAGAACGGACGCGTCTTGAGCCTTGTCTGTTACCTCAACGATGACTACGAAGGCGGAGAACTTGACTTTCCAGTCTATGGAGTGACCGTCAAACCAGAAGCCGGCATGGCTGTATTGTTCCCGTCTGGGTTTCAACACAAACACGCAGCAAGACCAATCATCTCTGGAACTAAATACTCCCTAGTCACCTGGCTGCAATAGAAAGACAAACCAATGTTTAGAAGAAATCCTAAGTACAAGATTGTTGAGTTCTTCTCTGACGTTCCAAAGGTTCGCTCAAACGAGATGCTATTCATCCCTAGAGACAACAGACTCATGGAAGTCGGCCCTTGGCAGAACAACAAGAAGAAACCAGATTGGTTTATTTCCCAGAACAGAGACGAAGCGTCAATCAGAACCTGCTACGGAACCTTGGACTTTATCTCGCTTGGGATAACGCTTCCTATGTGGACAAATGTCAACGTGAGACCAACTCCTGACGGGAGAGACTTTGAGTTGCGATGCGACCCTATGTCAACAGAGAACCCCGACGGCGTAGTAAACAGGATTGAAGGCTTTCCTGCGTCCTCAATATCTGCTTGTCCATTCACCGAACAACGCAAGATCAATGGTCACTATCCGAAACTCGTCACCCCATGGCTAATAAAGACAGCACCAGGATGGTCAACTCTCGTTCTTCCTCAAATCCTTGATCCAAACCCGAACTACACGGTGATGCCGGGTGTAATCCACACGGACTACTACCACATAATCAATATCGTTCTGTCTGTTACTTCTGACAAGCCGTTCACTATCCCTATTGGGCAGCCAATGTATCAACTCATACCGTTCAAGAGGAACAGGAGGGGTACGAAACTGCTTGAGGGCAACCAGTCAATGTTCCGGTTTCTTCAAGGACGAGGAACCGGTGAGAATTACCTCAACAACATTGATCGAGGGAATGCTTACAAACGCGAACAACGCAAGGCTGATGAAGCCCTGAAGAAGAACAGGAAAGAACAATGACCGAAGAAGAACTCTGGTGGGATAATGACAATACGGGAAACGGTATCTTCGTTGTGTTCAAGTCAGCCGAAATACGAACTGTTGACGAGAACGACCCATACACCGAAGGCAAACTGTTGCGTTGTGATTACGGAAAGGTTGGACCTGTTGGTCTCTTATGGGAACCCAACGATGGAACCCTCCTTGGTAAGACACAATGGGGATACAAATCCCCCGACATTACTGACGGGTCTCTCAAGGAGTTCACCCAGGTAGTTTCTTACCAGTCTCATTTCTATATCGTTTATTCAACACGAGCCGTGAAGAATACGGATGGATCTTGGGGCGATTTCATGCCAGAGATGAACTGTTACCCAGGTACGCAAGTCCTTCTATCACCGATGTCTGCGCGCACACTTGGGGGTTTGTTTAGATCAATCTGGGAGTGGAGCACATTGAACGACGAACCGTTCAACGACGACACTCTCCTTCCATTGATTGCAAAGAAGATTCTTTCTGTTCTTTCTCCTCCCGAAGAAGTAATGACAGAGATTATGTCTTTCCCAGATCAAGAAGTTTACAGATACCTCAAAGGGGAACAAGACATCAATGTGTCGTCCCGCAATCCAGGACCATACACATTGTCTCCAGCGTTTAAGGCTTGGATTCAGTTATCTAGAGAGAAACTACATCCGAGCAACACGGAGTGGTTAGTTGAACTATGACCGATGAGATAGTCATCGTTGGATCAGGAACTGCTGGTCTCATCAATGCGTTGATACTCCGTAGAGCCTTTCCTAACCGACCCATCACAGTCATCTCCTCGAAAGAAATAGGCATCATCGGTGTAGGTGAAGGATCAACCGAGCATTGGCGTATGTTCATGAACCTGTGCGATATCCCTGTTGCTGAACTTCTAGTGAAGACTGCTGCGACCCACAAGATGGGTATCAGATACAAGAACTGGACGAAGCACACCCCCGACTATTTCCATAGCATCTCAACCTCGGATCCGATGGGGCCTTTCGCGGCCTTGCTTCTCTACAACGGACTGAATGCTGATGGAAAGATACTGACAAGTTCGCTCTCAACACGAGGTCTAATAGAAGGAAAGGTTCAAGCCGACAAGCCACATGACGGTGTGAACCAGTTTCACTTTGACACCTTCAAGTTGAACGAATACCTGACATCTCTCTGCATCGCAAGAAACATCCGAATGGTAGAAGGCATCGTGTCTACCGTTGAAGTGTCGCCAGAAGACGGATACGTTGAGTCTGTTACAACCGAAGACGGAACAACCATTGAAGGTTCATTCTTTCTAGACGCAACAGGTTTCAAGCGTGTCATCTGCTCCGCCGTGGGTAACACCAAATGGAACAAGTACAGCGATTACCTCCCAATGAACTCAGCTATTGCATTCCCAACACCTCCCTCCGAGGATGGGAAAGTCTGGACATTCACATGGGCCAGAGCGATGAAGAGCGGATGGTCGTGGGAAATACCAACACAGGAACGCCGAGGCAACGGCTATGTGTTCTCTGATGAGTTCACTACGGTAGATGAAGCAGTAGCCGAAATGTCAGAGATGCTTGGCTTTGAGGTGGAGCCGGCGAGAACAATCAAGTTTGAGTCTGGATACCTCAATGAGCAGTGGACTAAGAATGTTGTTGCTGTTGGTTTGTCGTCTTCGTTTGTTGAGCCTCTAGAGGCTTCAAGCATCGGGTCAACGATCCAGCAAGCGCGTTCGCTTGCTTTGTGTCTTGCTTCTTTCAGGAGGGGCGACACGGCGATACCGAAACGTCACAACCAGGATATGGCCGCAATGATGGAGAACATCCTTGCCATGATCTTCCTGCATTACATGACCGATCGAGACGACACTGAGATGTGGAGATCACGGGCCTCTGTTACTGCACCACCGTATCTAGCGGATTTGCTTGCGCTCTGGGCCGAAAGACCACCAACAGAACGAGACATCCCCACCAACGGATATGAGATGTTTCATCACTCGCACTTCTGGCACGTTGCGCAAGGTCAAGGACTCATCCCTCAAGACAGATCGGCACAGGTTGTTTCGTCTTACGGGATGACCGACAAAGTGTCAGCCGAAATCTGGGAATACAAGAAACGCCAGAGTGATCATCATCTGATTGACCATCTGGATTCGCTCAAGAAACTTAGCCAGTAACAACAACCCTGTAGGTCTGTGGGGTGATTCCACCAGCTGGTGCCTGGTCAAACACGATCGACACGGTGTCTGCTGTTGCCATACGCACATCTGGGTAGACGATGTCGTCAAGACCCGAGAGTGTGTCCCGGACAGAAACGGTCACATCTTTGGTGTTGAAGTTGTGCGTAACGGTAAAGCTTGTTGCTACACCTGTACCAGTAATGGTCGCTGCATACTTTGTGATTGCACTAAGGTTTGTCCTTGCATCAGCGGCTGTTGTAGCCCCTGTACCGCCGTAAGCGACCGCTACAGCCGTGCCATTCCAAACACCAGTAGCAACAGTTCCGAGGGTTGTGATTGTGCTTTGACCAACATAGGTGGAAGCGATGTCAATACTGTCTGCGTTGACTGTGATTCTGTCGGCTGTACCAACTACATCAAGTGTGTTCCCGTCTTTGGTAAGACCAGCACCAGCAGTAATTTGTCCTGCACCAGAGAACTGAACGAACGCAAGACCCGTGGTTCCAAGAGTGATTGCTCCGTTTGTCGTAAGAACCCAGCCCGAATCTGAGTTGATTGTTCCTTCTTCAACGAAGGTGAACATTCCTGACGAAACTTCACCCGTATCGGCGGTTCCGTCTGCGTCAGCGGCACGAACTGCTGCGCCAGACGATTGAACAACATAGATACCGTTCTGTGAAGCAGTACTTTGGTTCTTGACAAGAACACGGTCGCCAGTAGCAAGAGTGACCCCGTCAACAACATCAGTTGCCTCTAGTGCGGTGGCGAGATTCAGCGTTGCTGTTGTAGCTACACGGACAGATCCCTTTACATCGAGACCAGATGCTCTTGCGTCAACATAAGCCTTAGTGGCTGCATCTTGAGCACTAGTCGGGTTTGCAAGGTTGGTGATCTTGTGGCTGTTAAGACTTACATCTCCATCTGGGACAGTAAGACTATTGAGTTTGTTTGCCTGGACGCGAGCATCTGTGAAGTAAAGGTTTGTTGTTCCCTCGGCAACATCGTCTGTATCGTGGTTAGAAAGGGACGAAACCTCACCAGTTACATCACCAGTCAGGTCAGCGGTGATCATTCCTGCTGCAAAGTCACCAGAAGCATCACGATAGACAATGGTGCTTCCCGTGTTTGCATCAGTTGCGTTGGAGTTGATTGAAGGAGTTGACGATTCGCCTGTTCCACCAAGACCAGCGTCAAACGACAGACCGTTACCAGTTACTGCGATTGACTCAACGTAATCACCCGTGGTGTGGACACCGAGGTCAACCGAATCGTTGGCCTGTGAAACGGAGATGTTAATTGCTGCTGACCCGTCAAAGTCGGCATTACCTGTGACGTCACCAGAGATTTCAATGTTCCTAGTGGTCTCAAGGGTGGAGGCGGTATCTGCATTACCTGTCAAATCAGCAGTGATAGTTCCTGCGGAGAAGTTTCCACTTGCGTCCCTCTGTACAAGAGCACTGGCTGTATTCGCGTCGGTTGCAGTATCAAGGAGAGCGGCATAGGTTGCGGTCATGTAACCGTCGGTTGTTCCGTCTGCTTCAGTGATGGAGATAGTTACGCTTGTGCCTGAAACTTCAATTTCAAGAGGTGCATCAACGCTGATTGACTCAACGGCTGAGTCAAGCTCAATCCAGTCTGCTCCTGAGTAGTAACGAATCCTGTTGGACGAGGTATTGAAGTAAATCTGTCCAGCTACTGGCGATGCAGGGTCGGACGAGAGGTTCTCAATTCGTGCCTTGACCAGTTGGTTCTTCTGGAGGTCAATACTTGTAAGGAACTTTGCCATTGTCTATTCCGCTTTCGATGGGTGGAGTACCGTGATGAAACACGGTTCTTGACATCCAACACTAGGTCAATAGGATGCCTTAGACCTATTGACTTCCATCTAGAAGTTGCTGCGATACACCAGACATCATTGCGAGGTTCCCTTGTATGCGCTGATTGTCAGGCTCGGCCTCAAGAGCTAACCCGCATTGATCAATCGCCTCGGACTTCCTACCTAGGTTCCAGAGAGCGACCGAGGCGAGATCGTGAGGGCGAGATCCCCACGCCTCCGCTTCGCACAGATACTCCATCGCCTTCTCGGTAATTGCTAGAGCGCGCTTCGTAGCAACCAGGCACCCCTCCCAATCTTTGATGTCATGAAGATATTGAGCAAGATCCACCCAAGGCTCTCGCCGATCAGGACTCTCAAGCGTCGCAAGCGTGTACCAACGCATCTGTTCATAGCCCATCTTTGCAATCAGACGCATAGCGGCAGCACGTTCAGGAGCCCAAGTAGCAGTCGGAAGAGCCAGAAACCGTTGGAACTCCTCCTTGGCTTGCTCATACTTCTTGTGGTAATAAAGTTCTCGGGCGTAGTAGAACGCCGTTCGTTCATCGTGCGGAGCTTCTCGGCGCGCAAGTTCAAGAAGAGGGAAATACTGAGATCGGGACTTCGTATCATCGGGGTGATGCTGGATTTCAACCCCAATCCATTCCTGGCGTTCAACCGATGTCGGAGTGAGCGTCTCATGGACGGGCTGCCTCCATCGGTATCCATGCCGGCGATGAATCTTGTCCCCTCCATACACAAGACCCGGAGTTCCATCTCCAAGCCATGACCAGATATACCTGTAACGAGGACGGGTCGTGTCGGGGTTAATTCCCTCTAGATGCTTTCGCCAGCCTTCAACGAGAACCTCATCCATGTCTAAGGCAATACAAAGATCAATATCGTTTGGCAGTACAGCAAGCGACGCGTTACGAGCATCGTCAAATCGCCAGGGGGAGATTGTGATTGGTACGACATTCACACCAAGACTTCGGGCCGTCTCAACGGTGTCGTCTGTTGACCCCGTATCGGCAATCAGTAAATAGTCGGCATCTTGAGCCGACTCAGCCCAACGCTTAACAAATTGCTCTTCGTTGAGAGCAATCGTGTAGACAGCAATCTTCATTTCAGCAGTATATTGCCGTCAGGATACTTCCATCACGAGACGCACATACGAATCCCTATCGCCTTGTCTGACACTATTTGCCGTACCAGCAAGTGAGGTTGATGTAGATGTGGTTGAGTCGGAAAGTTGAACGATTCCCACTGCGCTAGTTGATCCGCTTGTAATTACGCTGTTGACCCACGCCGTTCCGTTCCATTTCAGGAAATCACCTGACGTAGGTGTAGGTACTACTACATCAGAGAGATTGTCCAATGGGCCGTTTGGACCAGTTGCACCAGTCGGACCAGTATCACCCTGTGCGCCTGTAGGACCAGTAATTCCCTGAGGACCAGTTGGCCCTGTTGCGCCGTCAACACCAATGGTGCCGCTGGTTCCAGCAGGACCCGTAGGTCCCGTAGCACCCGTAGGTCCTGTGACCGTGCTTGCTGCACCAGTAGGACCAGTTACCGAAGCTCCTGTTGGTCCAGTAGGACCTTCAGCACCCTGAGAACCAGTTGGTCCAGTTGCGCCTGTTGGTCCAGTAGCACCTACCTGTGCAATCAGTGTCCAGAATGTTCCCTCTGCTGGAGTATCCCCAGTATTGCCGCCGTTTGAGTTCAGGCGGTACCAAGTTTGTCCATCGTATGTTGCAATATCGCCAACTGCGTACGCCGCACCGCCACTGTAGGCACCAGTAAAGTTCCACAGAGCACTAGCTCCTGGAGCACCTGTTGGTCCAGTTACCGTTGAAGCCGCGCCTGTAGGTCCTGTAGGTCCCGTAGGTCCCGTATCGCCTTGCGCGCCTGTAGGTCCAGTAACGGTTGAAGCTGCTCCAGTATTTCCTGTTAACCCAGTTGGACCTGTGGGACCTGTGTCTCCCGTTAATCCTGTCGGGCCTGTCACTCCTTGTGGACCTGTTGGTCCTGTCACCGTCGAAGCATCACCTGTTAATCCTGTTGGGCCAGTTGGGCCTGTTGCTCCTTGTGGACCAGTAACCGTTGAAGCAGCTCCAGTTGATCCAGTCGGGCCTGTTGATCCAGTTGGTCCTGTTACGCCTTGAGAACCAGTCGGCCCTGTTGGTCCTACAACACCAGTAGCAGCAACCTGCCATGCCGCTCCATCCCAATACTTTAACTGTGCCATCTAGAGCGCCTTAATGATGTAGTTGAGAACCATTGTAGGCTGCATGACACTATGTGGCTGTGCGGCATCGGCCGCAGTATTGTTGCTGGTACTAGCAGTATCGTAAATGGTTCCACCATGTCCAGTGCTTCCAATTATCCCAGTGAAGTTTGAAACATTGGCAACAGAAATTGGATGAGAGTGAGCAGGTAGACCTGATTGTGCGGAAGTCAATGTCACATACTGTGAACCAACTACCGTTCCCGAACTGTTAGCAATGTCAAGACGACCAGCATCTGAGCCACCCATATTGTCAACACCCGCAACGGTGCGTCCCCTAAGGTCAGGAATGTTGAAAGTGGTTGTTCCATCGCCTACGCCGTAAGTGGTTGAGACAACAGCAAACAACGCCGAATATGTTGATCGAGAAACTGCCTGTCCGAAGCAGAGAAGCCAGTCAGTTGGTGCTGTAGACCCTGCGTACGCGTTAACTGTTCCTGTTGGGATACCTGTTGCGCCAGTTGCACCCGTAGGGCCAGTGGGGCCTTGTACGCCCGAGACTACTGGCTCCCATGTTGATGTTCCTGTGTTGTACTGCTTAATGACAGTCATTCTGCAATCTCCATCTTAGAAATACGCCACAACATAAATGACCCCAGAACCGCCTGCACCGCCGACTCGTGAGCCGTTATTTCCGCCTGCTCCACCTGCACCAACGGCGTAAGAATAGGTCGCTGCAGGTGACGAGATTACGCATTCAACATATCCACCTGAAGCACCTCCACCGCCAGCATAAGTACCAGGTGCATTTGAGCCACCTGCTGCTCCGCCTCCACCGCCAGTGTTTGGCTTCCCGTCTCCTCCAGAGGCTTCGTTTGAACCACCCCTACCTGCGCCAGCACCTCCAAATGCCGACGAGCCTCCTTGACCACCTTCGTTTGCTGCCCTACCAGTACCATAAGGAGCAGCAGAAGGTCCACCATCTCCACCTGCAAGGGCTACACCGACACCGCCAGATACCATAGTGGAAGCAGTGCCTATGCCTCCGTTGTCGTTTACTAATCCACCCGCACCACCACTTGCTATACCTGTACCGAAAGTTGTGTTGCCCCCAACGGAACCATTAGTGGTGGCATTTCCAGCCGATGTCCCTACTGCTCCGCCGCCTCCGCCTCCAACCATCTTGACGGACAACCATCTTGCACCAGACGGCACCGTATAAGTACCACTACCACTTGTATAGACAGTTGTTTGAGGTGAGGCGTTAATAGCGGCCGTAGTTACGAATGCCGTAGTCGCCAACTGTGTCGTATTGGTACCTGCCGTTGCTGTTGGTGCAGATGGTGTACCAGTCAATGTGGGGCTTGCAAGATTTGCTTTAAGATCAAGAGCTGTTTGTTGCGCAGTAGAAACGGGCTTTGCTGTGTCGGCGGTGTTGTCAACAGACCCGAGACCAACCATCGTCTTGCTAATTCCAGAGACTGTGCCAGTAAATGTCGGGCTTGCAAGGTTGGCTTTCAACGAAAGGTCGGAAGAAGTAACTGGGGTAGACCATTGTGTTGCATAATCGGAACTAGAAGTCTTAGCCAATACCTGTCCTGTTGTGCCACCAAGAGGAACGACAGCAGTACCTGTTTCTGATGTGTCTGCCCACAACAGCGATGTGTTTGTTGGAGCGGTCGGACCAGTAACCGTGATACCTAAAGGACCAGTAGCACCTGTAGGCCCGGTAACTCCTGTGTCGCCTTTGTCTCCAGTTCGCACAAACGTGATGATTACATCGGTACCGTTCGCCCAAGATGGTGATGATCCAGTCAGGTAAGAAACTGGAACCTTGTAATAGGTGGAAGCAAATGTGTGTGCTCCCGTAATTGAGTAGTAAACAAACTGTGCTGAGTCGCTAATTGCTTCGACCCTGAAGTGTCCCTTGACTGCCGAGGTGGAGTCATCAATGGTTTCAAGATATGCAGACACATCAGCAGATGCAAGATCAATCGGGTCAATGTACAAATATGTTGCGGTAGCGAGAGCCGAGTCAAACTTCAAGTTCGTGGAACCAGGATCCGTATCGGCAGTATTTGTCAGGTAGTTGTACTTGAATGTTGCGCCACCGAAAGCTCCTTGTGGACCAGTTGCTCCCGTAGGTCCTGTAACACCCTGGGTTCCTGTAGGACCTGTATCCCCTGTAGGTCCTGTAGGTCCTTGTGCTCCTGTAGGTCCTGTGACAGTACTAGCGGCTCCTGTTGAACCCGTTGGGCCTGTTACACCTTGCGCTCCTGTTGATCCAGTAGGTCCTTGTAAGCCTGAAACAATCGGCTCCCATTGCGATGTGGCTGCGTTGTATTGCCTAAGTACGGTCATAACTCATCCTCTGGCTCTACTACGGCATCTGGCATATTGCCTTGACCCAACCAAGTTGTGTACTCTTCATTTAGGAAATCAACTTCAGCTCCGTCAGAGTTTAGTAGCTTCTGCGTCAAACCTCTAGTTACTATCGTGTAAGGACTCATCATGCCACCCAGTAGAATATGACGTTGAATGGTTCGGTGTGTACTCCGTTGCCAAGGTAACCAGTAATCATTACTTGGTTTGTAGACTGGACTCCGCTCCAGTCACCGTAGCGAATTGCTGTTACTTGTACCGTGTTGTTGACTCCAGTTACAGGGTGGCAAGAAATCATGTTGTAAATGGTGCAACCAGAAGGCATGGTTATCAGAGCATTTGTCCCTCCGGTGCCGAATGAGACAGCCGAGGAGTAGCCCGAGCGTACGATGGAGCCTGCGTTTCCACCTTGCTGATAGTTCGAGGAGTTTATTGTTGAGGCCGAAACTGTACCTGTGAAAGTAGGCCCCGCTAGGTTAGCTTTCAAGTTCAAAGCTGTTTGCTGAGCTGAGGATACTGGCTTTGCTGTGTCGGCAGTGTTGTCAACAGACCCGAGACCAACATCGGTCTTTGTTATTCCTGTAGGACTGTTAATAACTGGAGAAGTGAGTGTCTTGTTTGTCAAGGTTGCAGACGCAGCACGTTCCGTGGCATTGGATGTATTGTCCACATTGCCTAAACCGACCATGGTCTTAGTAATTCCCCCAACAGTCCCCGTAAAGGTTGGTGAAGCGATTGGGGCTTTCAGACCAATACTAGTTGTGAGTGTTGAAGACAAGTTTGCATCATTACCAAGTGCTGTAGCAATTTCCCCAAGGGTATCTAAGGTTGAAGTAGCGCCATTAACAAGGTTTGCTACTTCTGTTCTTACAAACTCGGTTGTAGCGATTTGAGTTGTGTTGGTTGCCGCTGCTGCTGTAGGGGCAGATGGCGTACCTGTCAATGCTGGACTTGCAAGATTTGCTTTCAGATCCAAAGCTGTCTGTTGCGCGGTGGAAACAGGCTTGGCTGTGTCTGCCGTATTATCAACCGACCCAAGACCGACCATGGTCTTGCTAATACCAGAAACCGTTCCAGTAAATGTTGGACTTGCAAGATTGGCTTTGAGAGTTAAATCTGAAGAAGTAACAGGGGTAGCCCACTGTGTTGCGTAATCCGTACCAGAAGACTTTGCCAAGACCTGACCAGTTGTCCCTCCGACAGGGACAACAGCACTTCCAGTAGTTGACGTATCAGCCCAAATAACCGATGTGTTATCTGGTGCAGTAGAACTAGTCGTAACACCAGCAGGACCTGTGGATCCTGTAGGTCCTGTAGGTCCCGAAACACCAGGTTCATCCGTGTCTAACCACAAGAGTTCCGTATCAATAGGGGCTTCGGGTTGGATAGCGATTCCGCCACCGCCACCACCGATAACTTCTTGCCACTCTCCACCAGATCTGAAGTAAATCTTGTCGTTGGTTGTGTCAACAGCAATAGCACCGTCGGGAAGTTCAATCGTTGGTGTTCCATCGGTTGTTACTGTGATGACACCGTTGCTGGCTGTCACTGATCCTGTGACGTTAAGTGAGGCTAGATGCTTGATGCTCATGTCAGGTAAGCAACTCCTGCGAATGGGAGACTGAAACGAAGAACAAGGTTGTTCTCGTTCGTGTGGTCAACATCGCCGTAGACCATTGTGTTAGATGTGTCAAATACTGCGACAGCTGCTGGTTTCGTCTTGAGTCCGTGGGCGATTGTCCACGTGTCCGAAGGGGTTCCTTGGTCGTGTCTGTGTCGGATCTTCTGTGCAACCCAGGTCTCTGTTGATTCCTCGTACATGAGGACTTCTTGGTCAACAACTCCTGTGGTGTTTACATCTTCAAGATCGTCAAGCGGAGCGAAAGCCGAGAGAGGGATATAGCTAGTTCCCCAACCTCCTGCGGTCTTTGGACCATAAAGGTAACCGTTGCCTTCGTCAAAGAAGAAGTCACCAATCCTGCCGATTGAGTTAGAAGGTACACCAGTTCCTGTGATGATTTGTGTTCCCGCTGGGCCTGGAAGACCTGACGTGAGGACGCGAATAACATTCTGTTGTTCTTCGGTGACAACAACCCTGTTGACAACCTCGTCTGTGACTGTGATTCTGTTGTCGTTCATACTCATCGCGTAACCTCTAGCCTTAACTCGAAATCACCACGGATTGGCTTATTTACAATGCCTTGACCAAGAGAGATTAGTTCAATGTCGTAAACACCTGACCGTTCAATAGCGGCTGTTTGGGTGGCTGACATGGAAATAGTGATAGATCCCTCCTCCTCGTCAATGGCAATAGAGCCGTTCTCTGTCGTCAGAGTAGCGAGGACGGCTGTGGCGTAGACATCCTTACGGATCTGCATCCTTGCCGTATAGCCAGAGAGGTCGTAAGGGTGAAAGACGGTCTCGTCTATGGCGTCCTGGTATTCAATAACGAAGGTACGGGTGAAGGAGCTACCCTGGTCGCAAATGATGTTGTATGTACCGGCAATCACTACCCTTACCTCCTAATCGCCGTCATTCTAGACGCACAGTCCCTCTGCCAAGAATAGCCTAGGAATCAATCCTCATCGTCCGTATCTAATTGCACAATCTTCTTAGCGGCTTCAAGCATTCCAAGCGCGAGCCACGGTGTAACCGATGGGGATGATGCCATGTGGAGATCCTGATCGCTTCCGTCAAATGTCTCCATGATCATTACCCAATGAGTAACAACATGCCCTTCGGGGCAGGTGTCTTCTAAAGCCTTTCGGAGGAAGTCGTCCGCTTCCCCTCGCTCGGACAAGGTTTAACCCTTCTTGGGGGCGGGCTTGGCGGCCCGTTTGCTGCCGGGTTTCGGTCCTGGCTTCTGGCGTTCAGGTGTCGGTTGGGTTTCCTGAGGATGCTGGTTCTGAACGTATTTCCTGAGTTCATCAACTTCAGAGGCGAGCCGCTCGTTGCGTTCTTCGCATTCAATCTGAATCTGTCGAAGCGAATCAAGGTCGCTCTTCATTCGTTCAACTTCATTCTGGAGGTTCTTGACGATGCCGTCGTATGCCTCTAAGACGGTGTTCATCTTTGACACTTTGTTTCCGTCTTTCTGGGCATTCCAGACGAAACCACCCGAGATAATGGCCGCTGCGACGACAGAGATTGTTGAGGCTAGTTCCGGTGACATCAGAGCAACTTTACAGGAATCATTTGCAAGTAACCCCTAGACCTAAGAATAAGAGATTGTGTCGGCGTCTTGATTCCATGAATACGTGTATGTGCCTGTGAATCTCATGTCGCCAGTGAGATAGTTGTCGTTGTACCAACCTGTGCCAGTAATTCTGAGTCCGAAGTTGCCAGATCCAGATGTTGCTCTAGATCCTGTGAATGGCTTCGGAGTGGCGTTGTTTGTAAACACCGTGAGAGTTCCGTTAAGCATCCAGTTGACTTGTCTGGTTGAACTTGTGAGGTTACCCATTGACGACGCGCTTGTACCACCAATCGTCACACCTCTGACGTAGATGGTTGTGTAGTTATACGCCGATGTTGGGTTGTCGTAATACTCGCCACCATTCACAAAGGTGTCGGTCTGAAACCCGAAATATCCAGAGTCGTAAGAGTCTGTTTGTGATCCCGCAAACCTGCCCGTATTGATGTAGGCGTTACGAGACTGTCCGTGTTGGACTCCACCTCTGCGTGATGTTACGTAATACCAGTGGTAGTAGGTAGATGGCCCCACATACTGCGACCACTCAGTAGTGGATGCCGTTGTTGTCCCAACATGATCCCAAACAGACGAGCCAAAGTTGTACTTGTACACATAATACTCATCGGCATGGATTCCAGAATCCCAATCAAGATTTACAGTGTGATGATCGTATACAGAAGCGTTCAATGTTCCTGGGCCGCCAACACCTGGCGTAGTAATCAAAGCGAAACCAACACCAGTAGACGCAGCCCCACTCGTATCTATCGTGTAAATAGAGTACCCATGCTCCGAAGCCACACCAAGACCAGTCATTGAAGTTGACGTCCCTGTAACGTTCTTGAGGTAAGTTGGTCCTTCGTAGATGTCGTACGACGCTCTATCGCCAGATCCTGATGCCACCCACGACAGATCAATCTGGTTTGGGTTAGGAGCGGTAGGGGCATTAACACCAGGGTTTAATGGGAAACTATTTGCTGTAGTGATGGCGTGTGTCAAAGTACCAACGCGACCGCTTGCGTTTACGACTCTGACCCCAAATGTGTAGGAGGTTCTTTCAGAAAGACCATTCCATGTGTACGTTCGCAAGCTTTCATTAGTAGAATCGCCTCCCCAAGTAGCCCCACCGTCAATTGTGAACTGGTACTTGACGAAACCAAACATTGCTGGCTGAGTCCATGTGAGAGTAATTGACGAAGTTTCAACTGCATAAGCAGCTGTTGAACTAGACGAGAAGACAGGTGGTGGTGCGTAGTTATCCCACACAACAGTCCATGTTGATGGTCCAGTCTTAACCTGCACAAGAGCCACATCAGACCATGTTGATGCGCCAGTCTTTACCTTGATTTCTGGAGTGAGGTTAGATACCTCATCCCATGTCACAGAATCTTTCTTTACATAGATTGCCATGAGTGTTTCCTAGTAGGTAATCCAGATGTCGCCGACGACTCCCTGACCGCCTGTCGGTGCTGTTCCGTTTGATACCCAGACACCTTTAGCAGACGGCGCGCTGTTGGCTGTTCCTGCGGCCCACAGAGCGTTTCGCCATGTGCTTCCTGACCGGTAGTACAGAAGAGTGTTGGTTGTATCAACACTCAAGTTCCCGTCAGATACGGCAGACGATGGTGTTCCTGCACTAGTGAAAGAGATACCACCGTTTACGGTGACGCCAGAAGCCCCCATTGTAAGGTTGGCAATTCCTGTTCCTGCGCCGTTCGGGTTTGGAACAAATGAAAGTCCATCTGCGTTACTAAACGCCAAACCACTAGAGGCTTTAATGACGTCGGTAGCAAGCTTTGCTTTGCCGACGGATGCGTCCTTAATCCTCAATGCGTTGGTTGAGATTTCAATCGTTGTTCCATCAACGTTGACAGAGAGACCGTTTGTTGTGTCAAACAGTACTGACCCAGTTGCCTTTACGATGTCTGTTGAAAGTTTCGTCTTACTGATCGAGCCAGCAAGCATTGCATTGGTTACACCAAGAGCCTTGACTCTCAAAGCATCGGTTGATGTTTCAATACTTGAGCCGTCGGTGTTGACCGAAAGAGCCGTTCCTGCACCACCTGAAAGTCCGTCACCAGCAACGCTTGTTGCGAGTTGCGTAGCTGTTACTCCTGCGTCCTTAACCTTTACTTGACCTGTGGCACTCTTTGTGACGGTTGAGTCATCTACCGAGACGGAGAGACCCGTAACTGAGTCGTGCAGAACGCCACCGTTAGTGGTGGCTACGGTGGAATCTAGCTTGCCTGGTGTGACTGCCGCACTAGCAATCTTTCCCGTAGTGACAGCAAGGTCGTTAATCTTTCCTGTTGTTACGTTCAGGTCAAGGATCTTTGCCGTGATTACGGCATTGGCGGCGATTTGTGTAGAACCTACAACGCTTGTTCCGATTGCGTGATCATGATCTGACCTAGCAAACGTTACTGCTGAACCTGCTGAGTTTGACCCCGATACAGTGACTGCCGAAGCGACTGGTACTGAGTGGTTGTGATCGGCACGGGCAAGCCTTGTGCTAGTCCCCTGAGGGGTTGAGGCTGTTCCGGGGGCAAGAGTGACAGCATCGGCTGATTGGGCTTTGCTGTCAACAGACACCCAAGAAGTGCCATTGTTGTAGTACAGAACTGATTCCGTTGTGTCGTACCAGAAAGATTCTGTGTACACATCGCTTGTTGCTGACGTGCGTTCAGTAGTGTTTCCCACCCTGAAAGCAGCTACGAGGTTCTCAATAGCGAGGTTGTCATTCTGAAACTGGGCACGACCAAACGGGTCGTCACCAGACGACCACGTGGTAAGACCAAGCCTTGTTGTTGCTCCGATTGACATAAGTTCCTCCTTATGTAGTGTACTCGTGGGTGGCCACCATGCCGGCAGGCTTAGCAAGATCCACTGCTTTGAGGACGAGGTCAATAGCGAATGTCTGGGACTCCAATGTCCTGACAATCATGGTCCATGTGCTGGTAACGACATCAACGCGCTTGTTGGTAACCCAGCAAGGAATAATGCCGTACCCTTTGTCCTGAGAACCTGGAGCGGCAAGAGTGAATGACTTCGTAGTCAGCACCGAGGCCACCGTGTAGTTCTTATTCCATTCAGCATTACTAGACGAGTAAATCTCAACGAAAGTACCGACAGTCAACGCATGTGGTTCTTCTGTAGTCACCACGACATTGCCTGGTGAGTACCACGCAATTGTTCCCTTATCGTCGTACCCGTCAAGTACTGACCTGACAGCTGCTTGGATTGATGCTTTGGTTCCCGCATGAAGACCTGTTGCTCTAGTGCGAGTGAGTTCAGCCAAGACATCTAAGGTACTGAACGCAAGCGGGTTGTCTGACTCAAGTTCCGACCATGATGTGTCTGATATGAGTAGCGACCCAGCAACCGATGATGATTCGTTAGCGGCCGTCTGTGCCCATGTGACAGTCGGGGTGGAAGATGTTAGAACTGTGAAGGATCCAGAGAATGTTCCAGTATGTGTTATGTCAACCACATCTCCCGCAACAGGGAAATAAGCAGTAGTACCGCCTGTTTGTGTTCCAAGCGTGGCAGTAACCGTGTTGGCACTTCGAGAGAAAGAAGTAACGCTCCATATATTGTTTACTTCCGGGTCAATTTCTGTTTGTGCCGACAACCATGATGCGTAGGTGTCTTCAATCCAGAAGAACGGTGTTTGACCAGAAGTTCCACTTGCAACACCTCTTACGCCAACTAGTTGAGCAAGCCAAGGTAACCATTGTTTCTTGGCTACAACATCATCCACATAATACGAAGGATCAACAAGGGTGGATCTGTCATAACCTGGTACTCCGTCTACCGCAGGTATGTAGTCAAACGCCTTAACAGCAGTAAGGATTTCGTCTGCCCTGAATGTCATCACATCCAGGTATCGACGTAGTGGTTTCATTTCATCGTCGTCATCTATTTCAAGCATGTATGCGGGGATGCTTTGCTCAACAAGGGTGAGGAAGTCGTTGGGCGGATAGTCGGCCCATTTAGCCATGACGACGTCGTCAAACCAAATGTTTCGATGGTAGGACTTCTGACCTGTTTCTAACGAAATAGTGTACGGGTCAGAGAACAACCTGACAGAAGCATATTTGGCATCGCTTGGAGTGGTGAAATCAACCGAAGCAACAGTCCACCTGTTAGACAGTGCTTTCTCGGTTGTGGAATAAGTTGCAACTACTGCGCCTAACGAATTATAGAAGAGAACCCTGATGCCGAACGGGTGTTCACTTGTTTCAGAATAAGCACTACAGAAAGCCCTATATCTTGTTGAACCAGTGACTGACAAAGTCCTTACAAGCCTGATGCACATTTCGTTATCGGTCAACGATGTAACAAGAAGAGATGCTGGATCACTTCTGAATTGAACAATAGATCTCTTTACTTCAGTGTCACCTAAGACTGTTGGCTCCCAGAGACTGATGGATGTAGTCGCCTGTTGTTCCTCAAGAAGAAGCAGGTTCTGTACGGTCATACGATAATCACCTCATGCGTGTCAGACACAAGAAGTGGAGCAGCATCAGAAATGACCAAGTTCCCGTCTGCATCTATCCATCCGATAACTGCGTATTCAGAAATGTCGTCCTCGGCATCGTCCCAGGCAGCTATTTCAAGAACAAACTTGTTGGCAGTTGGAGTGCTGTCAACTGGGTATACATACCATCCAGCATCTTTGGTGCATCCTGCTGGAACATTGATGGCAACATAGACCGTTGAATAAACCGGAATATCATGGCCGCTTGACACATTGACTTCCACCAAGTTTCCAACACCCATCGTGAGACTGGTTACGGCCTTCTGAATAGTAAGACCATTGTCGGGTATGTGGCAATCAGTAATTGAGTATCCAACTGACTCCACATAAGTAACTACGGATTCACCTTCTGCATCTACTGCGTTTGCTACTCGCGCAATCAGGTCGTTGTACCTCAAAGTTGGAGACCAGTCCCAAACGTTTGGTGAGATGAACGCACTCAAAGTGTCCTTAACTGCTGTAGCTGCTTCAATACCTGACTTGGATGCTGCGTTCTTTACCGATGCAGTAATGGATACCGTTACAAGCAACGGGTCGCTGACATAAACACTCAGGTTCGGATGGGAAAGTTCCAACGCTGAAATCCTTATCTCGTCCTTGTATCCCCAACCAACGCCGTTGATTGCGATAGTCCCATCACCCAAACCGTCAAACATATTGTCGGGTGTTGCGTCAATAGGTGCAACCAAGAGCAGAACACTTCCAGCCAGAGCATCTCTTGAAGCGTTGGTTGCGTCAAGGGTATTTGCTCTGTAAACATCTGGATATTCACCAGAAGACAAGGCCCATTGTGTGTAGTTGTCTGCCGTTACAAGCGACATATTTGCTCTTGCAAGGTTTGCTGATGCGCGAGCGAAATACTGAGAATCGGTCTCGGTCTCTCGACCACCAGAAACAGCCGTAGCAAGTGTCGCTGAAGCAATTTGTGGAACAACAGACAATAGGTCAAGTGATGTCCCAGCGGTCAGTCCGTTAAATGTTTCGGTGATTGTGGTCCCTGTTGCTTGGACATACCCAGTAGCCGGGTGAGTCCCAGACGGCGTAGCTACAGCGATTGAATAATCAGACGGTTGAGTTCCTGCAAATGCAAAGGAGAAAGAATACAGAGACTCAACCGATGTGACCACGAACGCATCGTTGAAAGAAGCAGAGTTTGTTCCTCCCATTGTGATTGTTTCACCAACTGCGAAACCATGGGGGGTCGTCGTTATGAGGGTTGCTGTTCCTGAAGTTACAGACCCTGTTGATACAGACTTGACATGAGTAAGAGTCACAGAAGTATCGGTTTCAAGAACCAACGGAACCGTGTCCGTAACGGACTGGTAGAAGAACCTTGTTCCTACGGGAATAGTGTAAGAAGTGGAAGTTGCTCCACTGATCTTGATCATTGTTGTCGGACTTGACCCTTCAAGCCTTTGCACATCAAACAGCTGCAGAAGTACTTGAACGATTCCACCTGGAAGACGGTTGATAGACCTGACAAGTTCCGCAATCTGAATCGCTACAGCCTGCATGAGGACAGTCTCAATAGATCCCTCTACTGGCTGAAACTCTGGAAGAGCCACCCTTGCATAGTCAAGCGATTCCAAATAAATGGACTGGCTTTCAAGGTCATAAAGGGTCAGGTCAATGAAATCTCTGATGTCTGGACTAGGCATTAAACACCACGCTTTGTTCGGTGGTCGAGGATACGACCAGATCGTTGTACTCCCCGCCGGAGACATCAACAAGTATGTCTGATAACCCGTCGTTATTCATCACGACATAGACAGAATTGACCTTTACGGCAGGATGAAACTCGGCCATTCCCATAACTACCTCAACTGCAAGGACATCCCTAAATGCTGGGTCGTCAAGACCGTAGAAAGGAGACATGGGGATTTCTCCAGTATTGGTCGCCACAAACTGCGCCGCCTGTTGCTGGATATGGGCTTCTGAGCCTTGCCATACGCGTTCTGCTCGTCCGCTTGCAAGCAAACGAAAGGGGATTGACAGTACTTCCATAGTCACCTATTCTGCCACAGCCAAGAAGTTCACATGACCTCCATGTGGAATGTAACTACAGCGTCTCTGTGGGCTTCCCTGACTGAGTTTGCCGTTGCGGCATCGGCAGAGGATGTTGATGTCCTTGTGTTATCCATCGTTGCTGGCTCCCAATACGAGCCGTTCCACTTCAGATACTGATTGGTGGCTGGGGACAAAGATTGGACGTCGGCAAGATCATCAAGAGAACTAGACCCAACAGCCGTAATAGATGCAGGCATCCATTTGGTTCCATCCCACTGAAGGAACTGCCCCACAGAAGGAGACGAAACCTGAACATCGGCGAGATCGTCAAGATTGGTGATTGGGGCTACAGCCTCTGTCCTTAGCCTGCCAATTACGACTAGTTCATCCTGTCTACCTTCAAGGAACCCAATCATGACTGGATCGCCAATCTGGAAGATGTCAGTATTCATACCCACCACATCAAGAGGGCCGTAAATTATGTCGCCAGAAAGCCTCGGGACAAGAACCTTTAATCTGTAGGAGACAATTTCCTGAACAACGCCATACCAAATACCACGCGCATCAAAGGCTACTGACGAAGCCTTGAGTGGTGTTGTGTACGTCCTCATGCTAGAACCCCATCGGCGGTCACGTTCTTGAAACCACCACCTGTCAAGTCAATTGCGGCTAGAACCTTGTCTCTGGTCTTCTTGTCGGACGGGATTTGAGGAGTGCTTGCAGAAACAGAAACTGGATCTGGAGTTCCTTCTTCCCATGAGACTTCGTTGATGATGTAGTTCGTAGTGAACCCTGGTACCCCTCTAATTGTGATTGTCATGCCAGGGCGTAGGAGTTTGCCAATGTCTTTATCAACCCTGAATGTTGCTGTCACTTCAGAATATGCGTCATCGGACATTCTTAGATTTGGTGTCTCCATCGGGACAATCACATACGAGTCAAAGTACCCCTGATCGCTTCCAGTAGTGCTAGACCCAGAAGCTAGTCGGTCAATGTAAGTCCAAGTCTGTTTACTTACAATTCCAGTTGCTTTCAAGCCGTAGTACTTCTGCAACCGTATGACAGCGTTGTAGAGGGTGACATTGAACTTGCCGTCAACAGGGAGGGTCTTGGGGCCAATTCTAGTCTTGATCACGTTCTGAATGTATTTAACATGATTCCCTGTTGCCCCCTTCTTCAGAGTGGGTCTTCCTGAAGGCCCAACAATCGGTGCGGCGTACTTTGTTGTAGTTCGGGTAGTTGCCTTGGTGTCATCAATGACCGAATAACTAGTGTCCCACTTTACGATTGTTGTCAAGAAACCAGGAGACGAAGCAGAAGGGGCAAGTGAATACTTTCCAAGTAGGAAACCTTGAGAGCAGAAGAACACTCGTCCGTCTGTCTCATACAGAAGAAACTGGTTATCTCCAGCAAGACGTTTCATCACATCCCATGATGATTCGTCTGCTTTGTCGTTTCGCACTCGAGAAATTGAAGACTTAGCAGTTGAGTTCTCACCAAAGAAAGATAAGCCAACATTTCTTGCTTTCTCCGATGCAAAGGATGTTGCTGACCCTCCTGAGTACACCGCCTTACCTTTGTCTCTCTTGAGTTTCTGAATGCCTTCAAGACGGCACTCCATAATCACTTCTTCACCAGCTTCACCTTGGCGAACCTCAAGGGAAGCAATCTCAAAGTATTCTCCAGCGACCTTTATCTTCTGTCTCAACTGGAAGTAGTTATTGCTCATGTAAAGCAAACCTGGATCAGAAACCATTATTGTCACCTGACTGATTTCAGCCATTGAAAGACTTACGGACATAGACGTAATTAGTTCTGAGATGTCTGCCGTGATACCAACCGCTTTGGCGTAGGTTCCCTTTGTCTTCTTCTCGGCAACATCCGCTTTCTTCTGCTTGAATGAGAACTTCGTAGTAGAGGCAACAGCAGAGATGACTCGCGTACCATCCATGTCTGAACCAACGCCAGACACAACCACTTTGTCGCCAACAGACATGTGATGGCTTGTCTTGGTGACGAGCGTGGTTACATCATTCTTGCGTGATTTCTTTACTACTGTTCCTGGGGTTGCCGTCTCCCCGAGCACTACTCCTGAAATCATCAGCCTGATGCACCAGTGCCGCCAGGGTTCTTCGGCTTTGGCCCAGCAGCAATAATTATTTGAACTGCTTCATCATCGCTACCTCTCTGACCTCCGGTAGTCGCACCAGGATTGGTATCCGACTGCCTTGACCCGGGGACGTCTTTGATTCTTGGCATACCAGGAACGGGAGCAGGGAGGATCACAACCTCGGTAAATGTGATGTTCGCTTCTGCAAGGGTGACCACATTGTTGGTGTCTCTCCTGACCGTCCTGAAAGACAAATCGGTGATTCTCCACTTGACTGAAGAGTCAATACCTGGATAGAAGATATTCAAGTCGTAGTCAAATTGAGCCAATGCTTCAAGAGCATTTATCTGTGGTTGGGCAGAACTGAGGAAACTCTTCGCCCCGTCAACAACCATGAGTGTGGCTGTTACTTGTTTCAATTGTTTGCCTGCTGATTTGAGAATTGGCTTCCTGCCTGGTCGACCTATCTCTGAGTAAACAATCGGGATACGGTTTACTGAAATCTCGTTTGGTGACACAGGGAACACATAGGTGACCCTTTGTAGCGAAGTGGGGGACTCTGTTGCGAATGATCTGATGTAGAACTTGTTTGATGCTGCAGGAGGGGTATCGGGAGTTGGAGGTGCAATACTTGCCGTGTATTGGCTCATGATTACACCGAAATTGATACCACTGAAATCAACGTTGCTTAAATCAAGAGTTGGAAATCCAAGAAATCCAATACCTCCAAACTCAAGCCCGCCCGACTTACGAACAGCCTTAGCGTCCCTCATCTGTTTAGACGAAATAGATGAGGG